CACTTGCTATGCAATACATGAATTTGCCTATGAACGTTATCGTGAGTAGAGATGCTGTTAGGGATGTTGATTTTGTCATCGTAACTGTGGTTGTTGAGGATGAGTTGGATTCTTTGCCGGAACATGTTTGGAAGTTGTCTACGGGGACTATACATAAGGAATACACTGTTAAATTGCCGAAGCAATGGTTGGATCAGGCCAGGTTGTTTGCATTCGGGAAAAAACGTGATTCCAAGTTAGGCCCCGCTATTTTTAGCAAGCTGAAACTTCTATACAATTCCGGTACGTTGCCATTACCAAAAGAATACGACATATACCAGACTTTAGTTGCCACCAGTGAAGTAGCCATGTTCCTCATTCATGAGGAGGACCTCATGAATCAAAGGTTGGCTTCCAAGTCAAAGACTTTTGCTAGACATGCTAGGCGTATGGCCTGGGAGGATGGCAGGTCTTGGTATGGTAAGCTATGGGATGTGATGAAGTATGGTGGGTCTAAAATGGGAGAGGGTCTTTATGCTGGCTGTAGTCGCTGTAAGTACAGTGACGACGCCCTTCCGGATGACCCTCATCCTGTGATGCGTAGGATGGTTGGCAGCAGGCCAAAGAAACCAGTCCTTGTCCATAGTGTTGAGGAAATCAGCAGTGGGATTCCCGTTCCGTTGGTGCCGAGTGGATCGGCAACGGATATAGGGGTGGTTATGGATAACTGCCTCTTGGAGCTGAATGGGATAGGGGTCGGCGTGCTGGGAAACACGGATCCTTATCTTTTGAATTCAGATCCGAACGTCGGTGAGGTTGTCTATGTGATGCCCGACGAATTACCTAGTGTTGGTGAGGTTCCTTGGTCAAGTGTGGTTAGTACACACCACCTTGACGAGGCAGTCATCAGCCTAGATGAGGAACCCCCAAAAGAGCGTGAAGCTCCTAGAGGGGTTACCTATACTTTTATAAAACCTAAGAAAGGCTCGAAAGTCCGTGTGAACGGTACTATCGAGGAGGTATTAGACCACGTCAGAGACTGTGTGGGTACGTCTGGTATGCTTGGTTTGGGCTATGGCGATAGTAGTTATTATGCTACAAATGGCCAGGTTGAACCTATAGTTATACCCATGATAGACTCTGAGTGCGCTTTACCTCAAAAATTGGCCCAAGGATGTACTATGGTTCCATTCCCTAGTGGCCGACATCATACAAACCCTCCAAACAATGTGTTCTATTGTGTTGGACCTGCATATTTAGGAGTTCTGCCGGCTTGTTTCGCGGATACCCCTATGAATGAGAAAGTTTCTTTAATGTCTAGACATTTGAAAGAAGCCCAGACAAACCCTACTGCCACAAAGTTATGGCAAGCTGCAAATGCATTGTTCCTTACTAGTTGGGTTGTCTACATTCGTCAATTTTATATTTTGCAGGACAAGAAAGAGTGGGTTAAAGAACAACCAAAGAATCGTAGTGAGTATTACAAGTCCTATTTGGTCAAAGATGGGGATGTGGTTACCAGCCTGGGTACAAGCAATAAGACCTCTTTCTTTATTAAGAAAGAGCTTTTGCTAGCTGCCCCTGGTAAGGCAGTGAGTGCGAAGGCTCCGAGGGGTATACAAGGGCAGGCTAACCCTTTGGTTAATATCGACTTTGGGCCTTTCGTGAAGTCCGTTGCTAAAGCTTTTGCCTTCCCATTTCTATCTGTGGATATTGATGACCCCGGGAGACAATGGCCCCGCTTTGGTTATACCAGCGGGGCATCTGGAGACCGGATTGGTCAATGGGTTCATGACATGTTGTCACGTGGGTACACTTTACTTGAGGACGACTTTTCTGAGTATGATGCTAGTCAAGGAGAAGGTGCTCACGTTGCTGAGGTGGCAATGTTCAAGATGTTCAATCCCCCCACTGAATCCATAAATATCCTTTTGGGACAGAGTAAAACAAAAGGTCAGGGTAGACACCACAGGTATACTGTTAAATATACGCGCAAGAGTGGTGATCAAAATACTTCGATAGGAAATACTTACCTTAATTTTGTCGCTCATAATTATGCCTTTACGCAACTTAGTCGGACGTCGGGTTACGAGTTCGATGTGTACATGTTGGGTCTGGGTGACGACAATTTGATAGCTGTGAAGACTGGCTATCCTATAGATAAGGTAGTAGTGGCTGTTACTGAGAGTCTTAAAATCCTAGGGTTTAAACCTAAGTTGATTGATTCTAAGGGTGAGCCTTCCTATTGCTCTTCTGATTTTATGCCAGTGGTCCGAAAAGGAAAGAAAACACGCACTATGGTCCCAAGCGTCACCCGGTTGCTCTGTAAGATGAGTTGGACTGTTGTAAGGCCTGATGAGAAACAGGACCTTAGATCGCGCTTGAGAGCCAACATGTTAGGCATGAAACCTTTGGCCATCATGCCTATCATGTGTGTGTTTCATGATTATTATGCCAGATATAAGCCCATAGGGAAAGCCCGTCCGTTTGAGACGGACTTTAAGTATCATAGTCAATACCAGTCCACTAGCTCTCGGTTTGTAGATGAGTCGCTGGAATGGTTTACTAAGATGTTTGATATTACCCCTTCCGAGATTGACGAGGTGGAATCGTTCCTTTGGAATCACCTAGTCAATACCGAAGGTAGGGTTAGTTTCTGGCAACATCCGATAGTTGACCACATGGTTACACATAGAGCCGGGCGTTGACGCCACGCTCCACCGAACTTAGAAATACGGCTTGACAACCGCGGTGTATGTGTCCATATATATATGGCTACAAGAAGAAATCAGAATAAACGCGCAAAACGACCTCCCGCTTCCGTTCCTCGTCCCCGTAGAACGGCCAATAAGCGGAAAAACAACCGCGCTAGGGCTGTCCAACAGAGTATTGGTCAGCGTATAGGAGCTGGAGTTGGTGGATATCTCCAGAATGCGGCTGTGAATTACTTGGCCCCGGGCTTTAATCATTTGCTGGGGTTTGGTGATTATGAGGTTGTGCATAATACTTTAACAAAACCGGGGTCTTACATAGTTAATGGGGCTGAACAAGTTCCCATGATGGGTTCGGGAATGGATGGAAGTTTCCGGGTCCAACATCGAGAATTTCTTACGAATATCTCTTCATCTGTTGGGTTTTCGAACTTGATATATGACATAAATCCCGGATTAGTTGAGACTTTTCCCTGGATTTCAGCAATTGCAGCTCAGTTCGAGCAGTACAAGATTATGGGTATGACGGTGGATTATGTTAGCACGTCAGCCACTAGTCTCGTAAGCGGAACTAATGTTGCTATGGGTAGTGTATCTATTGCTACACAGTACAATAGTTTATCGCCACCTTTTAGTAATCTTCAACAATTGCTTAATTACCAGTTTGCCACATCGTGTAAACCGAGCGAAAACTTGTGCCATGCTATAGAGTGCGACCCAGGCCAGACGCCTTCCTTGCCTCTGTATGTGCGCACCGGAGCTGTAACTTCCGGTGATCTGAGGTTATATGATCTCGGACAAGTAAACGTGGCCACTTACGGCAGTCAAGCAGTAAGTGTTATTGGTCAATTATGGATTTCGTATGATGTTATGTTCTTGAAACCAAAACTGGGTGATTCGGCTACTAGCCTCACACCAATGTATTTTGGCACCTATTATCCATCTACGGTTGCTACCAGGTTTTCTGATAACAACCCACTATGTGATCAGGTTATAGTGCGGTATGATAATATTGGTATCACTACCACATTTACACCGTTGGGTGCTGGGAGAACCAGTTGTACATTATCTTTTGATGATTTTGTGACTGGCAACTACCTAGTCACCGTTGTTTGGACTGGCAGTGGGCCACCCACTGCAGCCATGAATATGGGCTCGATAGCCCATTCTGGGCTTAATCTGTTATCCCAATTTGGAGTTTCAACCTCCAATACGTTTGGTAAACAGTTTGTCCAGTTTCCCACTGGCGACACTGAGTCGTCGGTGGCGGGTGTCTCTTTCGTCATATCGCCTACTGGCTTGCCGACCGCTCCAAAAATGTCGATTTTGTTTTCGGCAAATACATTGTGGTCGTTGCCAGCTTCAGCCAATAGTGTTGTGGACGTATTGATAACACCATACAACTCAAACATTGGAACTTCTGCTTATCCAGTTATTCCTATATTTGCTGCTTGAGTTGCCGCTGTGGACTTCCCAATCACAGCGAACGGGCTGGGAACCCGTCGTAAGCCACCCCTCTCTTCCGGCCTGTAGGTTGAGTAGTATCTAATAGAGCCGTACAGAAACAT